CCCAAGATGTCGAGGAAGACCTATAGCGAGATGCTGGAGCTTCCGACCTTCGAGGAGCGTTACGAATATTTGAAACTCGGCGGAGGTTTCGGTGTGGAGACGTACGGTTCTTCGAGATATTTGAAGCAGCGTTTCTACATGTCCAGTGAATGGAAAGACGTCCGCAATGAGGTGATCATCCGAGACGGAGGATGCGATCTCGCGATTCCGGAGCTTGAGATATTCTCGGGAATCTACGTTCATCACATACAACCGCTCACAAGAGAGCTGGTTTACAATCATGACAGGTTGATCTTCGATCCCGAGAATCTTGTATGCGTAACGTATAACACGCACAAGGCGATACACTACGGGGACGCCTTCATGCTCGCTGACGCAAAGCCTATCGAGAGAAGACCAAACGACACATGTCCTTGGAAGGGAGGTACGAGTGGCAGAAACCAAGTTGATACCGGGCATCCTCGCTTCCGTTAAGAAGGAGTGCGGCATACCCCAGGACATCGATGTCTTCGATTCGGATCTGCTCATGCACATCAACACCGTCTTCGTCCAGCTGCATCAGATCGGTGTAGGACCGGACGAGGTCTTCATGATCGAGGGCGACGACGAGACTTGGGACGATTTCTCAACGGACTGGAAAGTCAACATGGCCCGCAGTTACATGTATCTGGAAGTGCGGCTCATGTTCGATCCTCCGACTGCTTCGCTTCTCACCGCTATGGAGAAGAAGCGCGACGAGCTCGTATGGAGGCTCAACGTCGCCTGCGACAACTCATGGACGCCATCGGACGAGGTGATTCAAAATGGCGACGATTAGCAAAGACGATGCGTTGAGGGCCGTCGACATCCTCAAGTCCGAGATCGATGACGACGAGGCTCTCGAGCATCACGGCATTAAAGGTATGAAGTGGGGTGTCCGCAATCAGGAGACCCTGCGCAAGTATGGTTTGATCGGATCGGCTAAGAAGAAGACTTCTGCTGTGGCCGGTGCGTTGAGTTCCAAGGTGTCTTCTGCGGCGTCCGCCGCTAGCTCGAAAGCGGTTAACGCTGCCGTCGGCAGGATCGAGAACGCACGAGCCAAGAAGCTCCACAAGAGACAACAGAAGATCGAGCTTGCCCAACAGCGCAAAGAGCTTGGCATGAAGAAAAAAGATTTCGACAAGCTCCGCGAGACGACATTGAAGTCTCACGATCCTCGTGTCGTTGCGAAGGGCATGCACACGCTCAGTGACGAGGAGCTCAAGCTTAAGATCAAGCGCCTCCAAGAGGAAGAGAAGATTTCAAAGATGGCCACGTCCCGGGCAAAGGGCCAATACGATGTCAAGAAGGCACGTAATGACGCTTTGAACGCAAACCCAGTAGTTTCGCTCGGGAAAGACGTTGCTTCCGGGTTTCTCAAGAAGAGCATCGATGAGTTGGGCTACAGAACAATAGTTCAGAAAGGGCTCAAGCCCCCTTTGGAGCAGCAAGTCACATATGCTGCTAACAAAGCACAGAAGGAATTCTCCAGAACACATCCCGTTGGGAAATACAAGATAAGCGGGGTTAAGACCGACCCGTTTGGATCGTCGCAAACGTCAGGTTCGAGTTCGACTCCAGCTTCTTCAGAAAAAACTAGTTCTAATTCGTCAGCTTCTTCCGAAGCATCAGGAACTGTATCTAAGTATTACGGAATGAAGCCGGCAAAATCCAACTCTAGCACCATGGCATTGGGCAAAGCCAAAGTTTCCATGTCAGATGTTAAGAACATGACTCCGGCAGAATGGGATTACAAAGTTTCCAGGAATCCGAAGTATGACGGTACAGAAACTGTGCAACGAACCGAGGCGGAGAAGCGACTTCGAAACGCATTCCTCCAATAAGGAGATAATACATGTCCCTCTCAAACACGGCAGTCCCGAAATACTACGGCGCTTTCCGGGACGCCGTCGTAAGGGGCGAGATACCGGTCTGCCGGGAGATCTCGATGGAGATGAACCGGATAGACCAACTCATAGCAAATCCCGGAGTCTACTACGACGAGAATGCCATCGACGGGTATATCAAGTTCTGCGAGGCGGAGCTCACGCTCACCGACGGAAGTCCGCTCTACTTGCTCGACTCGTTCAAGCTCTGGGCGGAGCAAGTGTTCGGATGGTACTACTTCGTGGACAAATCCATATTCGTCCCGGACCCCAATGGTGGACCTGGACGGTACGAGCGCCGTAGGGTCAAGAAGAGATTGACCAACAAGCAGTACATCATCCTCGGCCGAGGCGGGGCGAAGTCCATGTACGGTTCCGGCATCCACGCCTACTTCCAGAACGTGGACACGTCGACCACCGTGCAGCTCGCGACGGCGCCGACAATGCGCCAGGCCGAGGAGGTGATGATGCCGTACCGCACAGCCATAACCCGTGCCCGTGGTCCATTGTTCAAGTTCCTCACCGAGGGCTCGATACAGAACACGACCGGCAACAAGATGAACCGCGTCAAGCTCGCGCCGACGAAGCGCGGCATCGAGAACTTCCTCACCGGGTCGCTCCTCGAGGTGCGGCCGATGAGCATCGACAAATTGCAGGGCCGTAGGGACAAGGTCGCGACCGTCGATGAATGGCTTTCCGGAGACATCCGCGAGGACGTTGTCGGCGCTATCGAGCAAGGTGCGTCCAAGGTCGACGATTACCTCATCATCGCGACCAGCTCCGAGGGCACGGTCCGAAACGGCGCGGGCGACACAATCAAAATGGAGCTGATGTCGATCCTAAAAGGTGAGTACATCAACCCCCATGTCAGCATCTGGTACTACCGCCTCGACGACATCGACGAGGTCGGTAAGCCGGAGATGTGGCTCAAGGCGCAACCCAATCTCGGACGTACGGTCAGCTACGAAACCTACCAGCTCGACGTCGAGCGCGCCGAGAACAACCCGGCTGCCCGCAACGACATCCTCGCCAAGAGGTTCGGCATCCCCCTCGAGGGTTACACCTACTACTTCACCTACGAGGAGACGTTGCCGCATCCGAAGCGCGAGTATTGGAACATGTCATGTGCGTTGGGCGCCGACCTCTCGCAGGGCGACGACTTCTGCGCGTTCACGTTCCTGTTTCCGCTGCGGCGCGGCGAGTTCGGCGTCAAGACGCGGAGCTACATCTCGCAGAACACATTCAGCAAGCTGCCGAACGCCATGCGGGCCAAGTACGAGGAGTTCATCCGGGAGGGTACGCTCATCGTGCTCGAGGGCGCGATCATAGACCTCATGGAGGTTTACGAGGATCTCGATGCCCACATCCAGGAGATGAACTATAACATCGAGTGCTTCGGCTTCGACCCGTACAACGCCAAGTCGTTCGTGGAACGCTGGGAGATGGAGAACGGGCCGTACGGCCTCGAGGTGGTGCGTCAAGGTGTCAAGACAGAATCCGTTCCCCTCGGCGAGATCAAGAAGCTCGCGGAGGACGGCATGCTCTGGTTCGACGAGCAGATCATGTCCTTCACGATGGGTAACGCGATCGTGATCGTCGATAACAACAGGCAGCGGAAGCTTATGAAGCGGCGCTACGATCAGAAGATCGACAACGTGTCCGCCCTCATGGACGCCTTTGTGGCGTACAAGCTGCATAAGGACAATTTCGAATAGGACTTGAGATGGAATACAAACTAACATTCTCAGACGGCTCTTCCGCTTTCCTATCCCATTCGACTCTCACGCAAGAGGAACTCGACGAGAGGAAGTACGCTTTCCCGGAGCAGAGGAAATTCCCGCTCCCCGATCGCGGTCACGTCCTCTCGGCGATAAAGTTCTTCAACTATGTCGACCCCAAGGACGAGAAGCATCTCGCGAACGCGATCCTCAAGCGCACGCGGGAGCTCGGCATGTCCGAGGTCAACGTGGGGGAGACGAATAGGTTCAAGAAGTATTACGAACCGTCGGAAGAGGACCACCTCGCTCATCACGGCGTGAAGGGCATGAAATGGGGTGTTCGCAACGAGGAAACCAAAGCTAAGTACAAACTCACCGGAGAAGAACGCAAAGCTATTAATAAAGCTGCCGCTAGTGCAGCTTTACAAGGCGCTGTCTTCGGCGGAGGAGCGGCTTTGGCGATAACCGCCGGTTCTGGAGGGGCTGCTGCTTTCAGCGTTCCGCTGTCGGCGATAGCGTCCGCTACGGCTAGTGCCGCGAGAACCAAGGTGTCGTTGTCAAGGCGATACCAGCGAGCCGGCCAACAGAGATTAGACCAGATGTTATCACACAGAGGTTAGGAGTTTCAAAATGGATTACAAGTTCACATTCGAAGACGGCTCGGAGGCCTACCTCGCCCATTACGGCGTTCTCGGCATGCGTTGGGGCGTCCGCCATGACAAACAGTACAAATCCGAGAAAGCTGCCATCAAGAGTTCCGGAAAGGACAAAGCTTCCCAGAAGGCCGCTTTGAACGAGGCAAAGGTCAAGGCAGCGAATCGTCTTTATTCTACGAATTCTAAGGAAGCAAACCGCCGTATCCAAACGAGATCAACGGCGAAGACTATCGGCGCAACAGCTCTTCTGGGTTCTTACGGCATGCTTCATTACGACCGCGCTGTGGCGGAGCATGGAAAGAAAGGCCAGGCGGTCGCCCGTGGCTTGATGGCGTCTTATGTTAACAATTACACGATGGGTGCAGCTGGAATTCACAATTATCTAGTCGATCGTCGTGGACGGTCTAACAAGGAAACGTCGAAGGATACCAATAGGCGATACGTTCACCTTAAGGGATAGTGCAAGGGAGGCAGCATGCCAGGAGACTACACAGGAGATGCGACCCGTACGTTGGGTCAACGCATCAGACACGCCTGGAACGTGTTCCGGAACAAGGATCCGATCGATACCTACCGGTCCCGCTCCTCCGGCGACGGCCAAGTTCCGTACATCCCATCGTACCTGTCGACGTACCGGCCGGACCGCGTCCGGTTGTCACCTTCAGTCGACCGCACGATCATCTCGGCCATCTACAACAGGATAGCCCTCGATTGCTGCCTCGCCAACATACGGCATGTCAGGACTGACGAGAACGGCATGTTCAAGGAGGAGATCCATTCGGGTCTCAACAACATCCTCACATGCGAGGCCAACATCGACCAGACGGCAAGGTCCTTCCTGTTCGACTTCGTTCTGTCGATGGTCGACGAGGGTTGTGTGGCCGGAGTACCGGTCGACACCTCGATCAACCCGAACAACGGCAACACATTTGACATCCTGACGATGCGCGTTGGAAAGATCATGACGTGGGAACCTGATCGGGTCCAAATCGAGGTCTACAACGATCGTACCGGTCGCAAGGAGTACGTCTGGATGGCAAAGACCGCCGTCGCAATTGTGGAGAACCCGTTCTACAACGTGATGAACGAGCCTAACTCCACGTTGCGGAGGTTGGCCCACAAGATGGCGTTGATGGACGTCATCGACGACGAGATCGGTAACAAGAAACTTGATCTCATCATACAGCTGCCCTACGTGGTCAAGAACCAGACCAAGCAGGAGCAGGCCGAGTCTCGGAGGCGCCAGCTCGAAGAACAGCTGGAGAACTCCAAGCTCGGAATTGGCTATATCGATGGCACCGAGCGAATCGTCCAATTGAATCGCTCTTTGGAAAACAACCTCATGAAGCAGGTGGAGAACCTTACGAGCATG